AGGCAGATTGTTAGCATTAGGTGGTCATGTATATATTACCAATAATCATAATTTTTTGAATATTAATAATAGTGCTAAATTGGTTGTAACATTTACATCCAAATTGGGTGTTAATTCGAATTCTGAATTAAGCTTAACAGAGGCTGATATACATAGAATTCCAAATCATGATTTGGCATTTCTTACGCTGCGTGAATTACCGCCAAAAAAGAATATTACTAAATTTATGCAAATTGGTGAAGCTAATGGTATTTTTAATGGATGTTATGTTGGTAGAACTGATGAAGGTGAAATTACATATAATACAGTTAAAAATATTTCATTGGATAAAGAGCGTGCTTTTAAATTTCCTGCATACGGTATCGATTCCAAACATAAAGTTTGGTCAGGTAAGGCTGACAAATGTACTGTTGAAGGAGAATGTGGTATGCCATTAATTATAAATAGTAGTTATGGTTATACCATTGTTGGAATACATTTTTTGGCATCAGTGTATAGACCAAATGTTTGCCATGCTACTAATTTGGATGGTGATTTTATTAGAGCGGTTTATGATAAATTGAGTGGTCATAACATTTCTAGTGGTGATTTCAATTTAATATCAGCTAAAGACAGTAAACGAAATGTAACTGATTTACATAAAAAGTCAGTGTTTAGATACATTAATGATGGTAGCGTTAATATTTATGGTTCGTTTACAGATTTCAGAGGTAAATCAAAATCTAGTGTTATTAAAACTCCTATGGGTAAATATTTAACCGAGGAAGGTTATGAAATTAAATTTACCAGTCCTGAAATGAGATCATGGGTACCTTGGCATATTGCAGCGAAAGATTTGGTCAAGCCAATCAGCACAATAAGATCTGATATATTAGAAGAATGTGTTCAGGGTTACATATCGGATGTTATGAACAATATTAATTTGGAGAACATATCTGAAATGATGATGGTGTTGGATAATTTTACTACGATTAATGGAGCTCAAGTGGCTTATTTGGACAAAATTAATCGTAATACGAGTGCAGGTAATCCATGGAAAAAATCTAAAAGATTTTTCATGGAATCATGTGAACCACAACATGGTATGCTGGATCCCGTAACAGTTAATGATGAAATTATGGACCGTGTTGATGATATAATACTTACGTATAAATCAGGTAGACAAGCACACCCTAATTTTTGTGCACATCTAAAAGATGAACCCGTTTCTTTCAAAAAAGCTAAAATTGGTAAAACTAGAGTTTTTACAGGAGCTACTTTTGATTGGACAATTGTTGTAAGAAAATATTTGTTATCATTCACTAGATTATTGCAAAATAATAGATTGGCTTTTGAAGCCGGTCCTGGCACTATAGCGCAATCCTTGGAGTGGCAAGAATTATATGATTACATTATTAAACATGGTGATGATAGAATTGTCGCTGGAGATTATGCAGCCTTTGATAAGAAGATGACTCCTAAAGAAATTCTAGCAGCATTTGATGTGATTATTCATTTTTGTGTAATATCAGGAAATTACAGTGAAGAAGATATACGAGTTATACGTTGTATAGCTGAAGACACTGCTTTTGCTGTTGTAGATTTTAATGGAGATTTAGTTCAACTATACGGGTCTAATCCTTCAGGTAATCCTCTTACAGTTATATTGAATGGTATAGTCAACAGTTTACGTATGAGATATGTATTTAGATTATTAAATCCCGAAAATTCAGTTAAAACATTTAAAGAAAAAGTCAGTTTAATGACTTATGGAGATGATAATATAATGTCTGTTGCTAAAGGGTGTGATTGGTTTAATCATACAAGTATATCTAACAAGTTCAAAGAATTGGACATAGGTTATACTATGGCTGAAAAAGAGGCCGAAAGTGTACCTTTTATACACATTAATGATGCTTCATTTTTAAAAAGAAAATGGAGATTTGATGCAGATCTAGGGTGTATGCTGGCACCTTTAGATCATGATTCTATTGAGAAAATGTTAATGGTCTGGAATCGCAGTAAAGCGGTCACGGAAGAGGCTCAAGGAATTGATGTAATATCTACAGCATTGAGGGAATATTTCTTTTATGGTAAAGAAATATACTCAAAGAAATTGGAATTATTTAAAAAATTAATTCATGATCTTGATTGGGATGATTGGGTTACTGAGTCAACTCTTCCCAGTTATGAGGAATTAAAAATAAATTTCATTAAAAGTTCACGTCATTGTAAAATTTATAAGGATTATTTTACAATCGAAGACGGAAAGTGTTAATCCACAGATTATT